AAAGAAGTTTATGAAACAGAGACTTCTGAGCGTTCTTTCGAAGAAGAAACCAAATTGTCAGGCTTTAGTGCTGCCCCAGTTAAAAACGAAGGCGCACCGATTGCTTATGACAATGGTCAAGAAGCATGGACTGCTCGATACAACCATGAAACAATCGCTCAGGGCTTCTCTCTGACCGAAGAAGCAATTGAAGATAACTTGTATGACTCTTTGTCTGCTCGCTATACTAAAGCGCTTGCTCGTTCCATGGCTTATACCAAGCAAGTTAAAGCTGCTGCTGTATTGAACAACGGCTTCACTTCTGGCTACAACGGCGGTGATGGCGTTCCTTTGTTCTCTAGCGCACACCCATTGGTTTCTGGTGGTACCAACAGTAACATTCCTTCTACACCTGCTGACTTAAACGAAACTTCTTTGGAAGCCGCCGTTATTCAAATCAGCTTGTGGACAGATGAGCGTTCACTTTTGATTGCTGCTAAACCACGTAAGTTAGTTGTTCCTCCTTCACTCCAGTTCGTTGCAACTCGTTTGCTCGAAACTGAACTCCGTGTTGGTACTAACGACAACGACATCAACGCACTCAAGAACAACGGTTCTATTCCAGAAGGTTATGCAATTAACCATTTCTTGACAGACACCAATGCTTGGTTCTTGACTACTGATGTACCTAACGGTATGAAGCACTTCGTTCGTGTTCCTTTACAGAACTCAATGGACGGCGACTTCGACACCGGTAACGTACGTTATAAGTCTCGTGAGCGTTACAGCTTCGGCTGGTCCGATCCACTCGGAATGTACGGTTCAGCAGGTGCTTAATTAGCACTTCCTGAGTCTCTGAGAACCCAGCTCACAAGGCTGGGTTTTTTTTCTTCCCGTTCGGGAAGTTTTAAGTTAATAGTGGGGGTTTTTAAGTTAATAGTTACCGAGCGGTAACTTTTTCTTCGTAGTGGTGTATTCGGTGGCAATTAGCGCATAGAACTATACACTTTTTTATTTCTTCGTAAGCTCTTTTATATTGAGCATTAGATACGTAGCGGTTTACGTTACCTTCTTTTGTAGTTGGGTCTTCGTGGTGAAAATCTAGTGCGGCGTGGTGATTAAAACCACATTTAGCGCATTTAAGCGTAGCCTTAAATTCGTCCCACTCACCCTTTAACTTTTTACGCCGAGCATTAATTGCTTCTCGACGCTTAGCATAATTTCCTTCATAGTGCTTGCGACTATACTCTTTATGTTTCTTTTTCTTTAATTCCGGATCTTTATAAGGCATCTTTACCATCTAAAGAATAAGTTTTAACTGGCCCGCTGCTATTTGCATCTACATTACAAGCCCAATTTACTGCTTCTTCTGCCGTTAAATCCATACGCAAACAAACTTCTGCTGCCATAGCCCCAGAACCAATAGCCATAAAAGTTCTTACTCTTTCCCATTCAAGATCGTCCCCACAGGAAAATAAACCGTCTTTAGTTAGTTTTATAAATGAACTATCGGATTTTAATTTAGGTTTTATTTTACTTTTTTTGTTTAAGTACTCTAAAACTTTTTCTACGTCACAATAGTTGCCAGCAACACCAAGCCAACCGCCATCTATTGGAAATATTTTTTCTTCAAAGTATTTAATGCCAGCATCAGAATCTGTGAACTGACTATCTGAAACTAATACTTTTCTTCTCCAGTCACCAACAATCGTTGTCATTTTGTAGCCATCATATAAAGACCTACGTTACCTAAAGCATATCCAGCATAGCAAATAGCCATACCAATATTTCCTTTATAACCTTGCTCTACTGATATATAAGCGTAGATTACACCCGTAACAATAATAAGCCAAGAACTCATCACATTCCTTATTTGGTGGGGGTGTTGCGCAACAAAAAGCNTGAGCCTCCCCAAACCTTACCCCCGNTAATTATTTTACCTAAAATCCTTGCACAATCCTAAAAAACAGGTAAACTTATGGAAACTGGGTGAATGACCTGTCAAACTGCCCCAGCAGACGCATACACGATTGGCAGGTTGATCTTTGTATGAAGGAAAATTTGTTATGACAACAGCAACTACCTCGTCAGTATGGCGTTCAACAGGTGGCGATCAAACTCGCACCGCAGGCGCAGGATCCATGAAAATGACCCTGCCTTTCTATATTGCTAATGCAGCAGCTTCTGCTAACGTAGTGGTATCTTCTAGCTTGGCTAATTCAGCCGTTATTTTGCCTGCAAACGCAGTAGTAACTGGCGTTATTATTAGCACAACCGGTACAGGTAATGTCAATATGGGCTTTACCCCATTATCTGGCGTAGGTCCTGGCCAAACTACTACTCTTGGCACTCCAGTTCCAACTGGTTTTTTGGTAAACCAAGTTATTACTGCTAAAACCGCAGCTTCTACTTCAAGCGCTACTGCCGGTGCAAATATGGGCGCTGTAGCTAACGCAACTAACTTAGTTGTTGTTACTTCTGCTGCTAATAGCTCTGCTTCTGGTACTGTATCTGGCTGGATTGAGTACTTTGTAGCTGACTCTATCTACGGCGAAGAAGCAGTTTAATTAATCTTACGGGTTAGGGTTTTCCCTAACCCACTTAAATCTTTAGGAGATTAATNATGCNNTCAATTTCAGTTACAGTAACAAGTGCAGGCAATTCCAGTCCTATTGTATTGGACCAATATATAAGTCCATTTAATATAGGTTTTGGTGCTGTAGTTACTGGTACGTGCAATTACACGATTCAACATTCGTTTGATAACCCTTTAGCAGCAGGATATAACGCTGCAACAGCAACATGGTTTCCGCACCCTACAGTGCAAAATGCAACAACAAACCAAGATGGTAACTACGCATTTCCAGTGCTAGCAATTAGATTAGTTAATAATGCTGGCACTACTGGCTCAGTAACCTTGACAGTTATTCAAGCGGGCGTTGCGTAATGCCATATGTAGGTTACTCTGGGGTTGCTAATTCAGCTTTAACCCATCCGGGTAATGCAGAAGGCGTATGCGCTCAAACATTTTTTGGAGTATCTTCCGGAGATATTGGAGAAGGGGTTGCAGGCGCTACAGTAATTTGGAGAGGAACTCCTTTTATTGTAGAAGAAGGATATATATTAATGGAAACTTCAGGGCCAAGCGATCCACAAGACTATGTCCTTGAAGAGAACTACCACAAAATTAGGTTGGAGAATTATTAATGAGTAATAGTCAAAAAATAACACAAATGCCAACGGCTACACTGCCGTTAAGTGGCTCTGAATTAGTACCAATTGTTCAAACTGGTAATAACGTATCTGTTTCTGCATTTAACCTTGCTGCAGCCAGTGGCCTTGCATATCAAGGCTTGTGGAATGCTTCAACCAATAATCCTACACTAACTTCAAGCGTTGGAACACGTGGTTACTATTACATCGTAAGCACAGCTGGCTCTACAAACCTTAATGGTATTACTACATGGAACGTAGGCGACTGGGCAATTTTTAGTAACACTGGTGTATGGCAACGTATCGCTGGTGGCATTGGCACATCTTTATCAATTACTAATGACACTAGCTCAAATACTGCATATAACTTAAGTATGGTAAATGCCACTTCAGGCTATGCTAGTAGTTTAACTGTTGATAGTCCTAATTTAACTTTTAATCCTTCTGTTGGTGGTGGCGGTCCTTTTTCTGGAGCATTACATACACCATCACTATATGTTAGCGGATATTTAATTATTGGCGATACCGGAAGCACAGTATTAAGTGGTTGGGAAGCATATCCAGATGGCTATTTAGTATCTTATAAGTCTAATGTTGGCNCTGGCACTTANGATAGAAGTATGGTCACAAACCCAAGCAACTGGTTGGGTATTGGCGTAAATGGCNAGTTTAGAAGAGCCTCCAGTATATGCTCCTTTATATGTACAAAGCACAACTGCTAACCCGCAGTTTATGATTGCAAATGGTACAGACGCTGCAAACGGATTAAACTTCCATGTAGATGGTTCACAAAATGCAACTATTCTTAATTACAACAACGCATCTCTAAGTTTTGGCAATAATAATGCTGTCAAACTTACTATTAATACAAGTGGCGCAATAGGTATAGGAGCTTCTCCTAGTTATGGAACAGCAGGTCAGGTATTAGCATCAAACGGAGCGTCTTCCCCTGCTTATTGGGCAAATGTTGGAAGTCTTCCTTCTTTAAAAGAAATGAAGGCAAATGTTACTTCTATTGATAATGTAAACTGGATTAATGAATTAAACCCTGTTTCTTATAATAAACGTATTCAAGATGACCAAGGAAATTACACTGACGCAGCACAACCAGAAAAAGAATTTGGTTTAATTGCTGAAGAAGTAGAAGCTGTTAATCCTGAAATGTGTTATTACAAAGATGGCAAATTAGCAGGCGTAAATTATTTACAATTAATTGCACCATTGCTTAAAAAGGTTCAAGACCTTGAAGCTCGCCTTGCGGCGGTAGAAGGTAAGTAATGGCTACTAAGAAAAAAGGTGTCTCGCTTGCAGTTGGTCGTGGTGAAAAGTTGCCTGTATCTAAGGGTGCTGGGCTTACTGCAAAAGGTCGTGCTAAGTATAATGCGGCTACTGGTTCGCATTTAAAAGCTCCGCAACCAGAAGGAGGAGCACGGAAGAAATCTTTCTGTGCTCGCATGTCTGGTATGCCAGGCCCAATGAAAGATGCAAATGGCAAACCAACTCGTAAGGCGGCTAGTTTAAAACGTTGGAAGTGT